TTAGTCCGCCTTCTTTTTGGGAACGAAGGCGATGCCAACCTGGCGAATGAAATCGAAACCGGCCTCGTGCGCATGAAGGGCTTGAGGCGGCAGGGGGATCCCAGCCACGGAGGCCCACCAGCCATTCCCGGTGATCAAGCGCGTGTCTTGGGCGACCTTAGGATTTCCCCAATAGTAGTCGGTCGGCCACGGTCCCCCGGCTGAAACAGGCCGCGGCGTTACGCCTTCGTGCCTGGCCAGCAGGCACGCAATGTGCAAGTCCCAAAACTCGCCGGCCTGACGTGGCGTCAACAACAAAACAGTCTGGCCGATCCGCGGCAGTTTGGTGCCTTCGCTAATCCACTCGATCGTCATACCGCCACTCCCGTCTCTTCCATCCACGCCAGCAGCTTGCCGATGGCCGCGTCAGCCATCTCCGGGTGGGTCGCGAGGTAGTGGCGCAGCACCTGGTTGATGCTCACGAAGCTGTGCCCGGTGATGCTGGCGATCTGAGGCACCGTCGCCCCTGCCCGGCCGAGCCAGGTCACCGCCGTGTCGCGCAGGTCCTGGTCGCGCCGGCCGGCGATGGACGGCACCGGCATCTGCACCCACACCTCATGTCCCGTCCGTTCCTCGGGCGCGATCTGGATCCCGTCCAGGCCGAGCACCAGGCCGAGGGCCGCAGCCCTGCGCACCTCGGCGAACACGTGGCGGTACCAGTCGCTCTTGAACGGCGCCCGCGCCGTCTCATCGATGACGACATGCGTCCACTGCACCTTGTCGTCCTTGCGCCGGGCGGCGGCCGCCTCGAGGCGGGCCACCAGCTGCGGCGCCGCCGGCACCGCGACGACGACGCTCGTCTTCGACTGCTTGAACTGCAGCCGGCCGCCATCGTCGCGGCCGGCCTTCTCCAGGGTGAGGCGGTCGGCCTGGCGCTGGCCGGTGAACAGGCCGAGATAGACCGCATCGCCGATCTCCGGCCGGCCGAGGCGATCGGCGGCGGCCGCCAGCGCCACGATCTCTACGTCCGTCCAGGTCACCAGCCGCGGCGCCGGCATGGGCTTCTCCAGGCCGAGCCAGGGATTGATGGTGATGCCGCCGCGGCCGCGGGACTTCGCCCATTTCCAGCAGCTCGAGGCCACCGCCACCACACCGCGCGCGGTGTGCAGGCCCTTCGTCTCCCACAGGCGATCGAAGATCCCCTGCGCCACCATGGCGGTCACCGCTGCCGGCGGCTCCTGCATGAGGTCCGCGTCGAAGGCCTTGAGGGCATTGATCTTGTACTTGTAATCCTTGGCGGTGGCGGCCGAGACGCCGGCCTGCTGGCGCTTGCCGGCCTGCACCCCGCCCTTGAACTTGGGGCTTTCCTGCCACTCCTCGAACAGGCCTTCGATGGTCTGGTGCTTCGGCCGGCGCATGGGGGTAAGGCGCTTGCCCTCGGCCTTGGCCTTGCGGCGCTCGGCGATCAACGCGTTGCGTTCAGCCGCCCAGCGGCCCGCCTCGTCCAGGCTGAACCAGCGCCCGTCCGGGTGCTTCAGGTCCTCGCCCTTGAAGCCGAGCTTGCGCAGCTTCGGGCCCGGCGAGAAGCGCGGGCGCCCGGCCCGCCAGACGATGTTGGGGATGGAAACCTTGACGATGCCCACGGCCTTTCCCTCCTTGGACAGGGGGGACTTTAGCCGGGCGGTGGCGAAATGTCCTGTGGGCATGGCTTTCCCTTCCATTGCCGGTGGAGGCGGGCGCGGTTGCGGGCCCGCCACAGGGCGCCCTTGGGGCTGGCGGCGGCGGTGCGGCCGTAGCCGGTGACGCCGATGGTGACGAGCTCGCGCCGGGCCAGCGCCTGCACCGCCACGTCCTTGATGCTGGCGCCCGTCCCGTCCGCCGCCACCCACGCCCCGCCGCGCTGCACCAGCGGGCCACGGGTGAGCAGCAGCTCCAGGACGAACAGGCTGTAGCCGTGCACGGGCTTCACCCGCGGCCCTCCACCTTGGCGATGGCGGCGTCGATACCGGGCATGTCCTCACCGAGGCCCTCAAATGAGTAGCCGGCGCTCTGCTCTGTGATCCACGCCGCCATATGCTGGATATGGCCCCTCGCGACCTTTAGTGCCGCCAGCATCTCCGAGGCGGCAACGCCGAGGTTCATGAGCCTCGCGATCTCCTTGGCCGGGGAGCTTCCGTCATCAGTCGCTATCTCGGGTGCCATTACGCACACCCTGAAGCCCAGCCGGATTGATCGAGAGCCGTTCGGATGGACCGTGGTTTCCGGCTCTTTGAACACCGCGTTTCCTTCCGCCGTGAAGGGCTGGTCCCTGCTCATCTTCCGCCTCCATATCTCGCCTCGAGCCTGCTCCGGCCGGCGGCGATCGCCGCCGGCGACAGACGCGGATCCTCGGCCGGCACCGGAAGGGGGGTGCCGATGCCGGCCGAGGTGCCGGAGAGGCGGAGCCACTGCTCCACCTGGTGCCGGCTCCACAGTCGCGGCTTGCGCCCGGGCAGCGGCTGGGGGAAGCCGTGACCGGACATGAGACGCGCGACGTGGCGGGCAACCGCCGCCCGGGAGCGGCGGAAGATGGGGGCGAGCTCGTCCAGGGACAGCACCAGCTCGGGTGCGAGGGCGGTCAATGGACCGGCTCCTCGGTGCCGGGCGTCGCCATCACGCGCATGCCCACGACAGCCTCGATTCCGGCCATCCGCGCAGTCGCGGAGATCAAGCCCGATCCCAGCAGCACAACCTGGCCGGCTATGAAGCCCTCGCCCCCCTCGCTGCTGGCCCGCACCATCAGGCCACGGCCGACAGCCTGGGCCACAATCGCCAGCAGGATCACGGTGAGGTCGTGATGGCTGCCGCCGTGATCCCGGAGATGGGCTGCCGCGGCCGCCACGGCCGCGGCGATGACAGCGTCGGGCACGTCCTTGCCGGCGTGCGCGTCCCTGCCGAGATTGTTCATGTAGGTTTCGACCGCCTGGAGTGCCGCGTCGCTCATGCCGCCCGCGCCTCCTCGCCGCCGCTCACGGGCTCGACGATCGGCTCGGCGAACGTGCGGATCATGCCGAGGATGGCGTGCCGGTGCTGCGGGATGCGCATACCGGCGATGAGGCGGGCCGCCTCGAGCGCCTGGGCATTGGTGATCGGCGCCGGCGCCGGCGGCTCCTTGCCGGTGCCCTTGAGCTCGGGCACCAGGTCCATGGGCGCGATCTCGAGCAGCGCGGCGATGCGCAACAGCGTCGAGGTGGCCACCCGGTTGGTGCCCTTCTCGTACTTCTGCACCTGCTGGAAGGTGAGGCCCAGCCCCTCGCCCAGCTTCTCCTGGCTCATGCCCCGCGCCACCCGTGCCGCGCGGATGTGCGCGCCGATCATCCGATCAAGCGGGCTCAACTCCGTCTGCATGCGTCCCATGCCCGTCACCTCGCTCCGGCCGGCGGGTGGATCCCGCGCAAATCAACCGGAACGGGATGATGCTAACGCGCATATTTTGATTTGCAAGTATGCATATCACGAGGTGCAACAGATGAGATCTCTGGTTTCGTGTCAGCAGATGACATTGCGTCGCAGCGTGAGCTTGGCTGATGAAGTGGTGGGCAGCTACGCCGCGCGGCGCGGACGCAGCAGATCGGTGAGCACACCCTTGATCACCACCGACTTATTATCCACCAGCATGGGCTTGCGGAAGACGGGGTCGCGCGAGGCGCCGACCAGATACGGCTCCTCGAAGATGCGGAACACCGTCTCGGCCCGCATCTTGTCCCAGTCGTACACCTGGGCGCACACCGCGTCGCCGGCAACGGCGGTGGCGTTGAGGTCGACGATGACCAGGTCTCCCGGCAGGTAGCCGGCATCCTCGATGGCCCGGGTGCGCAGCACCCACGGGTCTGCGCCGTTGCGGCCACGTCGCAGCGCCTCGAGCGCCTGCTCGATGGCCGACCCGCCCGGCGCGGCCACATAAGGCTCGGCCTCGCCCTCGGCCACCCCGTCCAGGCTGGTGCCGAGCGCGGCCGCCGTGGCCGGCACGCCTGAAGCCTCGGCAATCTGCGAGATGGTGAGGGTGGCCAGCGTGCCTTCATAGTCCGGCGCGTTGACGAAGCGCGTGATGGTCGAGGGGCTCACGTGCGACCGGCGCCCGATCTCCGAATAGGAGAGGCCGGTGCGGGCGCGCACGATCTCCAGATAGCGCCGCTGCGCGTCGCGCAAGGCGCGCACCGCGTCGGACTTCGCTGTCTGCTTCGGCTTGGCCACGTGCGTCACCTTCGAGGGCGAATGAATTGCCCTCCGAGTGTGCGCATCCGCAGCATGCGTGCCGATCAGATACATTGCGCTTGACAGCCTGCCGCCAAATCAGATCTCGATGTGCAACATTGCAGATCATGAGGTCATGCACAACATGCCGGAAGGTGAAATCGCGGCCCGCGCTGCGGCCTTGCGCCTGCCCATTACAGAGCTCGCGGATCTTGCCGGGCTCAACAAGCACACGGTCTACAACGCGGTGCATGGCCGGCGCGACTGCCTAAGCTCCACCCGCGACCGGCTGCTCGACGCCCTGCGGCGGGAAGAGCAGCGGGTGCTCGAGCATCTGATCGGCCTGAAAGGCGGCACATTGCCGGGGAGCGCGCCGCAATGACGCCCCTGCCCGAAGACGATGCCGAAGCCCGCGCCTGGCGCGCGCGGATCCGCCTCGACTACGAGCTCGAGCAGGTCGGCCGCGGACCCCGCGTGCCCTCGCTGCGCGCGCAGCTGATGGGCAGCGCCGGCCACTGGGCGATCATCATGGCCGGCGCCAAGTGGGGGCGGCGATGACTTCGGCGTCGCTGCGCAAATCAAACTGCCGGCAGTTGTCAACCGATGCGACGCAAATGCCGGTGGCATTGTCAACCGACGCTCTCGCCGAGCTGGATGCACGGCGGCGGACACTGGGCATCTCGCGGAGGCGGTGGTTGGCTGAAGCCAACATAGACGTGCGCGTCTGGGAGCGTGCCCGGGCCGGCCAATGCGAGCCCCAGCACCGCACCCTCGTCAAACTCTCCCGCGCCCTCGATCGGATCGCCGCCGGCGGGCCGGCCCCGGCCGCCCCGCCCTCCATGGTCGCGGCCTTCTGGCGGATCGCCGTCGCCTTCTTCGCCCGCGAGCTGGGCGCCGATCCCGCCCTCGCCCTCGACGATCGCGGCCAGTCGTGCCCGCAGGATCCGGCCTGGCTTTCGGCCAGCCGGGCCCGGCAGCTGGCCTTCTACGTCACCCATGTGGAGCTGTCCGTGACGCTCTCGGCGCTGGCGGCCGCCATCGGCACCTCCAAGCAGCGCGTGCACAAGGCGGTGTGTCGCGTCGAGGACCTGCGCGACGTGCTCGACCTCGACGTGCTGCTGGATCGCGCGAGCACCTTCCTCTCCGGTCGCACCGTCGCGACCTCAACCGCCGGCACATTCGGGAAAGGGATCGTGCCATGACCCTGAACGACGACAACGAGGTCTATGTCACCTCCAGGCTGGGCGCCGCCTGCCTGGTGGGCGTCGGCGCCGGGCTGAGCAGCCTCGCCTTTGCTTTTGCCTTCGGGCAGGGCACCGCGGCCTTCGTCTCCGCATGGCTCGTCGCCTTCGCCGGCCTGCTGGCGTGGGTGCAGCACCGTGTCTACGGGGGCCGGCGATGAGCGAGGCCACCACCAGCTTCGAGGTGATCGGCTCGGTCACCGAATACGGCTTCATCGGCACCGGCCTGCGGGTGGCGGTGACGGAAGACGGCCGGCACGTGGCGCTGGTGCGGGCCGCCGAGGGCGCCTCCGCCGCCACCATCATGCACGGTCCCTTCGACATGGATGTCATCCGCCGCTGCGCCGAGAACATCCTGGCCGGCCATCCGCGTGCGGTCACCTGGCCGCAGGCGCCGATGGCGCTTGCCCTGGGCGTCGCCTCCTTCTTCCTGCTCGCGGAACGTGCCGCCCGCGACCAGGCCTCTTCAATGGGTGAGGAACAGCGGCGCAAGCGCGCGCGGGACGCGAGCCCCGAGGAGAACGCGGTTCCGGGCACGCGCGGCCCGGCGCAGGAAGAGGCGACCTGCCTCATGAAGGGCATGCTGGATACCTTCCGGGAATGCCTCCCGGGCTGGAATTTCGCCCTGTTCGTGATCGAACCGGAGGAGCGGGCGCGCGCGGCAGGCCGCCTGCCCCGCTTCAACTACGGCTCGACGGTGGATCTCGCCGACATGGTGGCGCTCCTAGAGGGCTTTATCGCGCGGCAGAAAGAGCACGCGAAGATCGAGCAGGCCATGGCCGGGGAGGCCAAGGGCCATGGATGAGCAGAAGCGCGCGCATTGCACGTGCTGCGGCGGCACCGGTCGCGTCCTGGACATGCTCGGCCAGGTGCGCCCCTGCAGCCGGTGCTGCGACTTCCAAGCCTGGCAGGCGTGGGCCGCCGAGCACTGCCGCTCCGAAACCGCGAACAAGTTGCAAAGCCCTCCCGGTGAGACAATCCGGTCGGCCGAGGGCGGCGCAAGGGAGCCGACCCGATGACCGGAACGCCGCCGGTAGGGCCGGCTCCCACTCCTTCGCTGCCGACCATCATGTGCGCCCGCTGCGGCCATCGGGTCGAGTTTCAAAGGTGGGAATTCGATCGCGCGTACAACCTGTGGCGGATCGAAGTCCGGTGCCATGGCCAGTGGGACCGTATGGAGATGCCGGTCGATTTTCTTGCGTCGCTCTCTCTGGCGGAGAGCGCGCAGATCACCCGTGGGACGGGCTGGGCGTTCCAATGCCAGCCGGAACCGACGGGGCTCCTGCCATGACCCGCCCCTCCCCCGCCGACCTCAAGGCCCGCGCCCAGGACCGCCTGGACGATATCCTCCACCAGCTCGCCCCGGGCGGGAAGCATTCGCGCGGGGTCTACATGGTGTGCAATCCCATGCGGCGGGAGAAGAACCCGAGCTTTGCCGTGTGGACACAGGGCGACGCCTGCGGCGCCTTCAAGGACTTTACCGATCCGGACGTGACCAAGGGCGACGTGTTCGGCCTGGTGGCCTACCTCCACGGCCAGCCCGTCGACGATTTCGACTTCGCCCGTCGCTGGCTCGAGGACTTCCTCGGCCTCTCCACCATGACCGGCGCCGAGCGGGACGAAGCCCGCCGCGCCCGCGATCGCCGGCGGGCCGAGGCAGTGGACACCAAGGCGCACAAGGCGCAGTGGGCGGAGCGGCAGGCGCACCGCACCTGGTCCGGCGGCCGCATCATCCTGCCCGGCTCGGTGCCGTGGCTCTATTTCATGCACCGGGGCATCGATCTGCGCTTCGTCGACACCTATGCCGGCGACCTGCGCTGGGACCGCTGCGAGTATTTCCTCGGCGCCACCTATGCCGATGAGATCCGCGACGGCCGGCCGTTCCGCCGCCGGGTGCGCCCGGGCCCCACCTTCCCGTGCATCCTCACCCCCCTGCGCGACGCCGCCGGCAGCCTGAAGGCGCTGCACTATACGTTCCTCGCCCCGGACGGTTCGGACAAGGCGGACGTGAAAAAGCCCAAGCTGATCTGGCCGCAGCAGATCGGCCTCGTCATGCGCATCGCCAACGGCGAGGGCAACCACGCGCCGGAGGAGGCGGACGGCCTCGGCAAGAGCTGCACCCTGGTGCTCACGGAAGGGCTCGAGGACGGGCTCACCGTCGCTTTGGCCAGCCCGGACGTGCGCGTGTGGGGCTGCGCGTCGATCAGCAATTTCGCCCATGCGCCGATCGATCGGCCGTGCGTGTCGGACGTGCTGATCCACGCGCAGAACGATCACGGAAACCCCGCCGCCCAGGCCACCGTGGCCCGCGCGGAAGCTGCCCTGGCGCGGTTCGGCAAGCCGATCGCCCGCCTCACCGCCCCCACGGGCAAAGACCTCAACGACACGCTGAGAGGGAAAGATGACTGAGGAAATCTCGCCGGAACAACAGAAGGCCTTGGACGACGTTCTTGCGGCTCGGGCGCGTACCATCATTGACGATATGGCCGCCGCAAAGATTGCCGCTGCGAAGCACGACGCCACCCTGCAGGACCTGGCTTCGGGCAAGCCGCCTGAGGACTTGAGCGCGGGGCCAAGCCCGGAAACCGTCAAGTCCCTGGCTGCCTTGGAGGGGGCCGCGAGGAGGCAGATTTTCACGGGCGAGGCGGCGACGCTGCCGCTTGAGGCCGTGGTGGCGGCGATCGCGGTCAAGGAGCGCGATGACGAGGAGGAACAGCCTTACGATTGGGCCGAGCTGACCTCGTTCTGCCCTTCCTCGACGGCCGTCATGGCGGGGTGCGTGGCCTACGGGGCGGCTGCACAGTTCGTGCAATTCTTCGGCGAGGCCGGCCTCGACCCGCTGAAGTTTGACGCCTTCTGCTCCGCTCCCGACGACGCGCGGTTTGCGATGGTGGAGTACATCATGCAGCGCCAGCCGACGGCCGAGGCGCTGTTCATCAAATGCATGGAATGGGGCGGCGGCCGCAAACATGAGGGGGTCGACACCCTCGCACCTTACCAGCGTGCCGGCCTGGAGCTGCTGGTCCGCCTGGTGCCGGCGGTGGTCGAGACAATCGAGGCGATGAATGCGGAAATCTCCTGTCGCGCCCCGCCCCCCGAGCCGCCGCCCGGCCGGCCGATCCCCCTGGACGAAACCAGCCTCGAGGAAGTGCCGGGCTTCGGCGAGCGGATGGAGCGGTGACCATGGCGATATATCGCAAGAAGCCTGTCGTGATCGAGGCGATGCCGGTGGCCGAGGTACTTGCGGATGCCGACCGGGGCTTCGCCATCTCCTCGCCCCGCTGGGTGCGCGAGGCTGTCGACGATGGCGTTCTCATTGTGCTGCAGGAGCACGTGCGGATCCGCACCCTCGAGGGCACGCTCTATGGCGAGTTTCATGACTGGCTCATCCGAGGCATCAGGGGCGGGCTCTATCCCTGCAAGCCGGACATCTTCGCCGCCACCTATGAACTGGTGGAGGCGTGAGATGGAAAGAGCAACGCTTGATGCACCTCCGGGCATTATCCGCCCTCTTCGGCCTGAGTTGGCCGCGGCATTTGGCCGGGCATTGTCCATGGCCGAAATGCACGTTTCCGCCGGCAATGTGGAAGAGCTGGTACGGGTCGGCTTCATTCACGGATACGAGGAGCATTCCTCCGGTCGCAAGCCACAAACCTGCGCGGAGGCGGCGGCCATGACGGCGCCCGAGTTCAAGATCGGCGATGTGGTGCGCCTCAAAAGCGGTGGCCATCTGATGACGGTGGTGTCGGTGGGCTGCGGCGACCTCGGCTTGGCCTGGTCGTGTGACGGCAAGTTCGAGGAAAATGATCTCCCGCGCGGCGCCCTACATGTGCTGTCGGCCGAGGAACTCAGGGAATACGAGCAGCGCCGCGCCCTGGATCTCGAAATCCCGTTCTGACCAGTCCCGCCGGCGCCTGTCGCGCCGGCGCCATCTTCCGGGGGAAACCGCCGCACCATGCCGGCCGCGAAGGGTAAAGATGGCGTCGCGGCTGCGACCGAGGACGCCCGCAGGGCTGTCCGTCGCAAGCGGCGCGACCATGTGCAGGATCCGCTCCTCGGCAAGCCGCGTCTGATCAACGGCGAGGAGATCAATCCCGGCGCCTGGCACCCGGACCTGTGGGGCCTGCCGCCCGACTGTCCCGTCCAGGTGCTCGGCATGGATGGCGACGTGCTCTACGTCATCGATGCCGCCGGCCAGCTCGCCGAGATCACCGACCATGCCTTCGGCCAGAACAAGGTGCAGCGCCTGTTCCTGCACCGCGTGGGCTATCTTTATTGGGCCTGGCCCCGCTTCGGCCAGGGCGGCCGCATCTCCGGCTTCGATACGGTGGCGGTGCGCGACGCCTTCTACAAGGCGGCCGGCCTCAAGGGCCTGTGGTCCGCCGGCGACAAGGTGCGCGGCCTGGGAGGCTGGACCGACAAGGCCGGCAATTTGGTGCTCCATTGCGGCGAGGACCTGTGGGTGAAAGGCCGCGAGATCGCCACCGGCGATTACGAAGGGCATTTCTATCCCCGCCGGCCGCCCATCCCCCCGCCCTGGTCGAAGGCGGTCACCGACGAGCAGATGGACGCCACCGAGCTGTGGGCGGCGCTGAAGACCTTCACATGGGAACGGCCGCACGTGGATCCGGTGCTCGTGCTCGGCTGGATGGCGGCGGCCTATCTCGGCGGTGCCCTGCCGTGGCGCCCCATGCTGTTCGTGGTGGGCGACAGGAGCGTGGGCAAGAGCTCCCTGCAGGCGATCGTCAAGGGCGTGCTGGGCGACGCGCTGCACAACACCGCCGACACCACGCCCGCCGGCATCTATCAGAAGGTGAAGCAGGACAGCCTGCCGGTGGCCGTCGATGAGCTCGAGGCCAGCGCCGACAACACACGGGTGCTCGGCGTGGTGCGGCTGGCGCGCCTCGCGGCGTCCGGCGGCGTCATGTTCCGCGGCGGCTCCAACCACTCGGGGACCACGTTCACCGCGAAGAACTGTTTTTTCATGTCGGCCATCAATCCCCCGCCCGTGCCGCCGCAGGACTTGTCGCGCATGGCGCTGGTGAACCTGCGCCCGCGCGAGGCCAGCCGGGCGGCCGAGCGGCTGCCGACCATCGATGTGGACGTGGTCGGCCGCATGCTGCTGCGGCGCCTGGTGGACGGGTGGCCGCGCTTCGATGACATCTATCAGGAATACCGGAAGGTGCTCGGCATGGGCGGCCATGATGGCCGCGGGCAGGACACCTACGGCACGCTCCTGGCCTGCGCCCACCTGGTGCTAGGCGACGATCTCCTCGAGCTCTACGGCCTGCCCACCGACGCGGACGGCCTCGATCGGTGGGCGCAGCTGCTGGCGGCCGACAGCCTGGCCGAAAAGGAGGATGCCACCGAGAACTGGCGCCGCTGCCTGAGCCACCTGCTCACCTCGCGCGTCGAGGCGTGGCGCAACGGCATCCGCCACACGGTGGGCCAGCTCATGGACGACCTGACCGCCAACCGCACCGGCCTCGAGCAGGCCAACACCGAGCTCGCCCAGGCCGACCTGCTGGCCATTCCCGCCCATGAGTTCGTGCGCGGCGCGAGGGGCTATGCGCTGGCCATCCCCAACGCCGGGCCCATGATCGGCCAGATGTTCCGGGGCACGGATTGGGGCGGCGAGGGCGGCACCGGCGTCTGGTCGGCCGCCCTGCGCCAGGCGCCGGCGGCGATCGTGATCACCGACAAGACGAAGAACAAGCGCCGCATCAACGGCATGCAGCGCCGCTGCACCATTGTGATGGTGGGCGAGCTCGACCGGGTCTAGGCGGCATCGTCGTCGCTGGCCACCAGGCGCAGCCCAGCGGCCGCCGGCGGCATGTCCGGCGGCCGCGGCGGCGAGCGCTCCAGGTCAATCAGCATGATCCCGCAAAAGCCCTGGTGCTTGCGCTGCTTCCGCACCTGGGAGGGCCGCGGCCACGGGCAGCCGTAGGCGATCCGGTCGAGCACCTCCTCGAGGCTGATCTCCGCGCCCCATTTCGCCGCGATGCGCGCCAGCCGGTATTGCCCGCGGCGCCGGCAGAACCGGCAGCTCACGCGCACCAGGACATAGGGATAATCGATCAGCCTGGGCTCGTCCGTCATGCCGACATGATGAGAACGAAATGAGAACATGGCAACCTGCACCCGCGGGCTGCTTGTGGAAATCCGGAGCCCGGGCCCGCGCCCCATGCTCTCCCGCACCCCGGGCCCTTGTTTGATGCGGCCTGCCTCGCCCCGGTTCGCGCCTGCGTTGAACCACACCACCCATCCCAGCCGAACCGGGGCAAGGCAGACAGTTGACGCGGGCGGGGCGGTGCTACGGCTAGACGGTCGGGGCCCTGGTGGCGGCCTGAGACACCTGCGAGACACCTGAAAAGGGCCGGTGTCCCGCCCAAGCCACTGATAACGCAAGGAAAAGACACTGGGACACCTGAGACACCATCGGGGCTTCGTAACAGGTGCACGCGCGCGCGTGCATAGCGAGGTGGTGGTGTCTCAAGTGTCTTAAGTGTCTCAACAGGTGAAAACATCAAGGAAGTGAATGAGTTGCAGCCGAGACACCGGCCCTTTTCAGGTGTCTCGCAGGTGTCCCGGAATAGAAAATGGGTCGGATATGAGCGAGCCGAAGCATGGCGTGGCTGCAGTGGTCGCCGAGGCGGCAAAAGGGGAGGTGGTGGGCGCGCCGGGGGCGGAAATTCCCGGCGGCGGCGCCCAGGCGGCCCTGCCGCTGCTCGAGGAGCCGTTGGCCGGCGGCGCCGAGGCCGTCGCGACACCATTGGGCGAGCCGGTGCGGCGGGGGCCGGGTCGGCCGGCCGGTTCCACCAATCGCCTCACCAAGGATATCCGCAAGCTGATCCTGACGCGCCACGCGCATCCGCTCATCGCCCTGGCCGAGGTCTACAGCATGGATGTGAAGGCGCTCGCGCAGCACCTCGACTGCAAGCCGCTCGACGCCCTGAACGTCCAGATCCGCGCGGCGGCGGAGCTGGCGCCCTACCTCGCGGCGAAGCAGGCGGCGGTGGATGATAGCGGCAACGCGGTGCTGCCGGTGCTCCAGCTGAACTTCAGCGGCGCGGCGCCTGCCGCCCTGGAGGCCTCGGACGGCCGCGGCGCCATCTCCATCCTCGACGTGGCGAAGATCGTGGAAGATCAACGGCTTAGCGCCGAGGCGGCGGACGCGTCGCACGGACATGGGTCGCATGAAGAGGCGCAAGTGCTTGATGTCGAAGGCGAAAACGATGATTGAGCCCATGATAGAAAATCACGGTGCCTCGGCCTCGCGCGCGCGACCTGGTGGGAGGCCGTCCCGGTCGCTCCCGGGAGGCGCATCGGCCGCCGCCGGATCGCCGGCACCCCCCTCCCCCCCTCGCGCGGGGCGCCCGGGCGCGCGCGACCTCCCCCGAAAGCCCCCCCTCCCCTCCCCGCCGGCGAGGTCGTGCTCACACCGATCCGGATTTGGGGGGCCGCGGAACCAATCTGGCCGCGAAACCGTGGGCGCGGGGGCGCCGGGTCCGGGGTGCAAGGGGATCGGGCGATGAGCGGTGCGCCGGATCTGCTCCAGGCCTGGGAGCCGCCCGGGCCCACGTCGCAGGCCTTCGCCCTCGACTTCGCCTCCCTGGTGAAGTTCATCATGGGCCCGGTGGGCGGCGGCAAGACCACCACCTGCATCTTCTCCAGCCAGGCCTTCAGTGCCTGCATGCCCACCTGCATCGATGGCGTGGTGCGCTCCAAGGGCGTGGTGGTGCGCGACAGCTTCCGCAGCCTGGAAAAGACCACGCTAGCGAGCTGGTTCACGTGGTTCCCGAAGGACCATCCGGCATGGGACTTCACCGGCGGCAACGATCGGCCGGCCGTCCACACGCTGCGCTTCGGCCTCCCCGACGGGCGCAAGCTGGAAAGCATCACCGAGTTCGTCGGCATCGGCGACAAGCGGGTCGAGGACATCCTGCGCGGCTGGGAGGGTTCGTGGGGCTGGATGAACGAGGCCGACCTCATGTCCGCCGACGTGCTCGACTATCTCACCCAGCGCGTGCGGCGTTATCCGTCGAAGCGGTTGCTGCCCGCAGGTGTCGACGCGCCCGGCATGGTGATGGGCGATCTGAACGCCCCCGATATCGACAATTATGTGTACAAGAAGTTCGTGGAAGAGCAGCCGGAGGGCTGGAAATTCTACGTCCAGCCCGGCGGACTTGATCCCCGCGCCGAGAACGTCCGCAACCTGCCGCGCGATTACTACCAGCGCATGATGGCCGGCAAGCAGGACTGGTGGACGCGGCGCTTCATCCACAACCGCTTCGGCTATTCGCGCTTCGGCCAGCCGGTCTATCCCGAGTTCAACGAGCAGCTGCACGTCGCTGATCATGATCTTGCGCCCCGCCCCGGCGTGCCGATCATCCTCGCCATGGATGCGGGCCTGTCGCCGGCGGCGGTGATCCTGCAGCAGCTGCCGGACGGCCAGATCCTGGTGCTCGACGAATTCGTGCCGGGCCATGGCGTGGGCCCAACGCGCTTCGCCACCGGCATCGTCGCGCTGCTGGTGGAGTGCTATGCGGCCTTCGATATCCGGATCGCGGTCGCGGATCCTGCCGCGCTTCACGGCGCCGACACCGAGGCGGGTGAGCTCTCCTGGATCGACACGGTAAGCAAAGCCATCGGCCAAGTGGTGGTGCCGTGCTTCACCAACGAGCCGGCCTTACGCACTGAGGCCGTCCGCCTGCGCCTCACCGCTCTCATCGATGGGCGGCGGCCCGGGCTCTATGTCTCGCCCCGCTGCCGCAAGCTGATCCAGGGCTTCGCCTATGGGTACAAATTCGAGAAAGTGAGCAAGGACGCCAACGCGCGCACCAAGGACAAGCCCGAAAAGAACGACTTCTCCCACGTCCACGACGCCCTGCAGTACGGCGTGCTCGAGGCGGTGGGGCGCATTGCGGTGATCAATGACGCGGCGCGGGCCGGCCGGCCGGGGAACCTCGCCCCGAACGCCGCCCCCATGGCGCAGAAGCCCGGCGACTTCGACGTGTGGAGCACCTGATGCTCACCCTCCACGCCGCCCACCGCTTCGACCTGGCCGAGGTATTCGGGCCGCTTCCGCCGCAGATGTGGGCGGCGATCGCCTGGCAGGCGTCGCAGGGCCTCGCCTTCGCCTTCCGCGATGCCACCGGCGCCGCCGTGTGCGTCGGCGGCTACGTACCGTGGGAACGGTTTGGCGTGTGGGAATGCTGGTTTCACGCGTCGCCGGCGGCCGCCCCGCACATGCTGGCCTTCGTCCGCCTCGCTCGGTTGACCCTCGACGCGCTGCCTCAAAGTGACCCTCGCCCCGTGGAGGCGGCCGTGCGCACGCGCGCCGGCGCCCGCCTCGTTTCGGCCCTCGGCTTCCGCCGGGTGGGCGGCGCGGGGCCGGTGGACGTGTGGAGGCGCGAGCATGGGAAGTCTGATCGGCGGTCAGAGTGAGCAGCGCGAGCAGGCGGCGAAGCAGGCGGCCAGCGCCCGGGGCAGCGCGCTGGCGCAGCTGCTCGCCCGCGAGGCCGAGCTCGACACCGAAGGGGCGCAGGGCTCCTCCCGCCGCGCCCGCGGCAAGCGCCTGTTGCGCTCCCTCACGGACGAGGACGGCGCCTCGACGCTGGGCTGACCATGGCTCCCCCCACCGTCAAGGACCTGAAGGAACGCCGCGCCACGGCCGCGCGCGAATGGGACCTGTTCAAGCCCCTCTATGAGGAGGCCTACCAGTTCGCCATTCCCTACCGCCGCGGCCTCACCACCAGCTCCGCCGGCGAGAAGCGCGTCGACCGCTGCTTCGACATGACGGCCATCACCGGCGCCTTCCGCTTCGCCGGCAAGCTGCAGCAGGATTTGTGCCCGCCCGGCGAGGAGTGGCTGAAGCTCGAGCCCGGCCCGCTGGTGACCGGCTCCGAGCGCGACCAGCTGGCCCGCGAGCTCGAGACCATCTCGCGCCAGGCCAACGCCATGTTCATGACCGGCGACTGGGACCTCGCCTTCCACGAAATGGGGCTGGATCTGGCCGCCGGCACCGGCGCCATGATCATCGATGACGCGCCGAAGCTGTGGCAGGCCCGCGGCAAGCTCGCCTCCTTCGCGGCGATCCCGTCCGAGGAGGTGCTGCTCGAGCCCGGCCTGTTCGGCGACGTGGGCGGCGTGTTCTGGAAGCGCAAATGGGCCGGCCGCCTGCTGAAGGCGCAGTGGCCCAAGGGTCAATATTCGGATCGCCTTGAGCGGCAGATCTCCGAAAAGCCCAATGATCCGGTGGAGGTCTGCCAGGACCTCACCCTCGATTATGAGACCGGCATCCGCCACTTCCACGTGTACGACACGGGGGCGGCGGAGGCCGAGCCGCCCATCTTCACCCGCGAATACCGGGCCTCGCCCTGGCTGACGCCGCGCTATTTCCGCGTGCCGGGCGAGACGTGGGGTCGCGGCCCCATCCTGCTGGCCATGCCGGCCATCAAGACGCTGAACAAGGCGCAGGAGCTGACGCTGAAGGCGGCCGCCATCACCATGCTCGGCATCTACACGGCGGTGGAGGACGGCGTGTTCAACTCCGCCACGTCCTCCGTGTCGCCGGGGGCGTTCTGGAAGGTGCGCTCGAACGGCGGCGTGCTCGGCCCCTCGGTGTCGCGGCTGCCGGAGCCGCGCATCGACCTGTCGCAGATCGTGCTCAACGAGCTGCGCATGGCGGTGCAGGGCGCCATGATGGACCAGTCCCTGCCGCCGGACGGGGCGGCGGTGCGCTCCGCCACCGAGATCCTGGAGCGGGTGAAGCGCCTGGCCAGCGACCATGTGGGCGCCTTCGGCCGCCTGGTGCACGAGATCGTGCTGCCGGCCGGCGAGCGGGCGCTCGAGATCGCCTATGACGCGAAGATCATTTCAGTGGACGTGTCCATTGACCAGCTGCTGGTGAAGACCCGCGTCACCTCGCCCATCGCCGTCGCCCGCTACGCCGCCCAGGCGCAGAAGAGCGTGGAATACGCGATGATCGTGCGCTCGCTCATGGCGACGCCGCCCGGCTCCCTCGAGGACCTGGTGCTCGACAAGGTGCCGATGCTGATGGACACCGGCCGCGGCCTCGGCGTGCCCGAGCGCCACCTCATGGACGACAAGCGCCGCGCCGCTTTGCAGGAGCAGGTGAAGGCGCTGGTGGCGCAGGCCATGGCGCAGGCACAGCTCGCCGCCGCCCAGCAACAGGGCGCCCAGCCCTCACCTGCAGGAGCCCCCGCATGAGTAATGAGCAGCTTAAGCCTTGTCCGTTCTGCGGAAGCGCAGCCCATTTCATCCGTGATCAGGATGAAGACGGTGAATTCATTGCCGTCGCCTGTACTGGCTGCGGTTGCGGTGGCGGAAAGCACTATCCGATCATGGACGACGCCCGCCCGAATGCTGCAGCCGAATGGAACCGTCGGCGTGGTGACGCGCCCACCGCGGCAGCGATGCCTATGGAGAGCGCCCCGAAGGACGGAACTTGGATCAAGCTCTTGATCGATTATTCCGGTGAGGACGACGCCCGCCCGTTGGAAGACAGCGCAGATCCGGGTTGGACGCTTGGCTCGAACAACTTCGACAACACCGAAGTCGACGAATGGGTATTCGTCGGTTGGTGCTGGCAGCACGATTGCATCGTCGAAACCCGCGCCGGCAAGCCCATCGGCTGGGCACCTTTCGCATGAGCATGCTCCTCCCCGAAACCGAGCCCACCGGCATGCTGTCCCTCGCGCGCCTGCTCGCCCAGGCCGAGGACATGGGCTGGAGCTTCTTCGACCAGCTGCCGGGGGCGCAGGCCGGCGCCGGCGAGGCGGCGAAGGTGGTGGACGCGGCGCGGCGCCAGCGCCTGGCGCAGGCCTGCGCGCGCCTCGGCGGCAATGACGACTTCGTGCTGCTGCTGCAGCACATGGTGGACGCCACCATCCTGCAGATCCCGCAATACGCGGCGCCCAGCCTGACCATGGAGCAGACGGCGCTGCATGCCGCCGCGCGCGACGCCGAGAACGCGCTGGTGTGGAAGATCCTGAGGCTCGTGAGGGAAGGCCGCGCCATTCCGTTGGCGCGGGCGGAAGAGGAGAAGACCGATGCGGATCATGGCGTTCAGCCTGTGGGCGATGGTGCTGCGGGAGGGTGAAGGCGCGGGCGCCGGCGGCGCTGCGGGAGGTGGAGATCCGGGGGGCGCCGGCGCAGCCGGTGGCGCCGGAGCCGGTGCGGGTGCTGGCGGCGCCGGTGGCGGAGATCCCGGCGCCGGCGGCGGTGCGGCGGACCCCTACTGGCGCGACTTCCTCCCCGCCGACATCAAGGCCGACAAGCCGGAAGAGCGCTTCGATCGCCTCGCGAACAGCTGGAAGTCGCAGCGCGACCAGATCGCCAGCCGCCCGGCCGCGCCGAAGACGGCGGCGGAGTACGCCTTCGAGCCCTCCGACAAGGTGAAGCCCTATTTCCCGGACCCGGCCAAGGATCCCATCCTCGGCATCGCCCGCGAGGCGGCGCTCGAGGTGGGGCTGCCGAAGGACGCCTTCGGGAAGTTCGTCGGCAAGATCTACGAGACGGCCATCGAAAAAGGCCTGCTCGCCGCGCCGTACGATCCCATGGCCGAGGGCCAGAAGATCGCCGAGCGCATCGCCCCCGGCAAGGCCTGGGCGGAGGCCAAGCCCATGGTGGCGGCGGCGGTGAAGGACGCGGAGAGCTTCGCCGGCGTCCTCGCCGACCAGCTGAAGCTGGGCGACGGCGCCAAGGGCTTGCTCACCGGCCTGTCGGATGACGCCGCCGGCGTCGAGCTGCTGCAGGCGCTCTCCGGCGCGATGGGCAAGGATCCGGCCTTCAAGGTGGGCGGCACCGCGGCCTCGGCCAGCGGGTGGACCAAGGACAGCCTCGACGCGGCCGTGAAGGACCCGCGCTACAACCCGTATGATCGGGCCTACGACAAGGACTTCCGCGCCAAGGTCGACGCGGGCTTCAAGCAGGTGCACGGCGAAGGCTTCGTCGGTTGACGGGCTCCGGAGCGCCTTAGCCTCACCTTCAATTCGCGGGAAAGCCCGCCTCCCCGCCCCGGCCGGCATGCGCTGCCTGGGGCGGCCGCGGCTCTCCTCCCGGGAAGATCCGTCATCTTCTTCGAGGGGATCGCGATGCTCTTCGCACCCAACTGGTACGTCGAACAGTACAAGTCGAACGTCCGCCACTATTACCAGTCCAAGGGCTTCAAGCTGAAGCAGGCGGTGACGCCGGAAGGGCGGATCGAGGGCCTGACGGTCAAGTGGCCCTATTTCGGTGTCATGGAGATGCAGGAGCGCCAGCGCGGGTCGCAGACCCCGCCGGCCAATCCGGCGCAGGGCATGCTCTCCGCCACGCTGAAGGACTACGACCTCCTCTGGGAGATCCAGCAAATGGATCTCACCAAGATGACCGCCAACGAAAACCAGGCGGCCTATGCGGCGGCGGGCAAGGCGGTGGGGCGCAAGTCCGACGCCATCATCTTCGAGGCCATGAATACGGCCTCCGGCCTCACCACCATCGGCACCGGCGTCGAGGACTGGGACATCTTCTACGCCATGCAGGCGACGGAGGCGCTCCAGGACGATGACCAGGTCGACGACGACAACCTGTTCTCCTACATCCCCTATCGCTGGTTCAACATCATGATGACCTACAAGGAGTTCAACGCCTCCGAGTGGGTCGGTGCCGCGCTGGGCTTTCCGACCGGCACCCGCGTGAAAAACTGGAACGGGGTGAACTGGATCTCCCTCTCGAAGAAGGAGCTCATCATCCCCAACACGAACCAGGCCTACGGCTTCATCTGGGACAAGGGCGCGGTGGGCTACGCCTCGAACTACGAGGGGTCCACCAACATGCAGTGGGACAACCGCGCCGGCTGCTGGACCTATCGCTCGGACCTGCAGGCCTGCGCCATGGCGCTGGATCCCACCGCGCGCGGCATCCGCCGCCTGCACTTCAAGACCAACACCACCCTGCAGCGCCCGGTGGAGCGCACGCAGGCCGTCGCGTGATCCCGCGCCGCGGCTGAAACCCGGCCGCGGCGCCTCACCTTTGCCGAGGATCGACATGGCTTACGACGAAAAGAGCTTTCGCGGCCACTCGCGCGGTGCCGCGCTCCCCGCCGCGAATTCGCGCTCCCTGCGCGACTGGCGCTACGTGACCAACGACGACCACGCGACCGTGGTTGCCGCGGGCTATTTCAACAACGCCCGCGCCTTTCTCGGCGTCGGCGACACGGTGCTCGCCTCCGTCGACCTCGACGGCACCCCGCAGCTGCGCCTCTACATGTTCAACGCCGTCCCCGCCACTGGCAACGTCACCGTGGTGCAGCTGAACAACGCCTGATCCCGCTTCGGCGCGGTTTGCGGGGCGTCGCCGCGCCGATTGCCGCCCCGGCCGGACCTTTCCCCCGGCTGGGGCGGCGCTTCTCCCGGAGGCAGCCGTGCTCGACCATCTCACCGTCGCCAACGAGGCCTGCGGCCTCGCCAATGCGTCGCCGATCCAGTCGCTCGAGGCGCAGACGCCCACGGCCGCCCAGGTGAAGCTGGCCTATGACCGGGTGCTCGGCTTCTGCCTCGGCCTGCACCGCTTCTCCTTTTCCCTCTCCACCCGCCGCCTCTCGCGCCTCTCCGATCCGCCGGAGACCGGGTACAAGTATGCCTTCGACCTGCCGGCCGATCGCGTCGGCGCGCCCATGCGCATCACCGACGACGCCACCGATCCGCGCCGGCACTTCACCTGCTTCCTGCTCGAGGGCAACCAGGTGCACGCCGATGCCCCCGATCTGTGGGCCCGCATCCGCATCGTGCCGGCGCCCATCCTGTGGTCGGCCACCTTCCGCCACGCCTTCACCACGGGCCTGGCCGCCGACCTCGCGTTGATGGTGAAGCGCGACAAGAACCTGCGGGCCATGCTGTGGCAGGAGGCCTTCGGCGACGCGCGCATGAACGGCCGCGGCGGGCTGATGCTTACCGCCATCACCGACGACAGCCAGTCCACGCCCTCCCTCGAAAACCCGGCGGTCACGGATGATCCGCTCACCGGCGCCTGGAGAAGCTGATGCCCGGCCAGCCTGGACGCCTGCAAGCCTCCTTCGTCTCCGGCGAGCTCGCCGACACCCTCGAGGCCCGCAAGGACCTCAAATATTACCGTTCCGGCCTGAAGCAGGCGGTGAACTGCATCACCCTGCCGCAAGGTCCGGCGACGCTGCGCCCCTATTTCCGGCAGATGGGGCGCGCCCGCCGCCTCCTCGCCGCGATCCCGCTTGCCGGCGCCAGCCTGACGGCGCCCTCCGGCGGCACCGCGGCGAACGCGGCGGACGCCGATCCGGCGACGCGCATCGTCACCGGCAGCCTCTCCGGCGCCGGCCCGCATGTGCTGCTCTCCGTGTCGTTCCCCGCGCCGATCGCCGTGTCGGCGGTGGACGTGGCGCCCTACAAGGCGGCCGCCGGCGGCCGGATCGCGGTGGAATATCTGGATGGCGCCACCTGGAAGCTGCTCAACGGCGATCGGGCCCTGCGCACCGTCGACCGCTCCCGCCGCTTCTGCGCGCCGCCGGCGGCGCCGGTCACCGCCGACGTGTGGCGGGTGGTGGCGCGGGACCTCGCCGCGCCCGGCACGGTGGAGCTGGGGGGCATCGCCTTCTTCGCCGAGGGCGACGAATACGGCCCCTCGCGCCTGCGCTCCTTCGGCTACAGCCGCGAGGAGGCCTATGATCTCCTGCTCAGCGCCGGCCACGGCGACGTGTACGCCGCCGGCGGCGGCTGGCTGACCGGCTTCGCCCTGCCACACACCAGCGATGAGCTGGCGGTGTCGCGCTGGCGCCAGCAGCTCAACACCGCCCTCGTCTTCTGCGGCACCCGCAAGACCGTGCGCATCTTCCGCGAGAGCGCGGACCTGGAATGGCAGGTGGGCGACGCGCCCTATGCCGACCTGCCGGAGAACGATTTCGGCGACGTGGACTACACCAACGGCGAGCCCGCCGTGTGGGATTTCCAGTTCGTCAACGTGGGCACGGACAAGGTGTTTACCGTCACCGTCGACGGCGAAGAGACGGTGGGCATCGGCCCCATTTCCCAGCCCAACCTCAACCTCGCGGCCGTGGTGCCCCTGCTGAAGGACGGCATAGAGGACCTGCCCACCATCAACCCCGGCATCACGGCGGTGAACCTCACCAGCCCGGCCCGTATCCGCGTCACCTTCACTGGCGACGGCAACGAGGGGCAGGTGATCGTCAACAGCACGCGGGTGCTGAACGCGGCCGACGCGGCCCTGTCGTGGCAACGAGTGACGAAGGGAAAGAAGGGCGGCGAGCCCATCTTCTCCGATCTGCGCGGCTGGCCGCGCTGCGGCGCCTTCTACCAGCAGCGCCTGCTGGTGGCCGGCGCGCCGGGCGTGCCCAACGCCTTCGTCGCCTCGGTCACCGGCGAGTATTTCAGCTTCCAGACGGAAATCACCCGCGCCAACGGTGCCTTCGTGGCGCCCATGGACACGGAAGGCGCCGAGGTTATCGAGGAGATCCAGCCCGGCCGCGCCTTGCTGATCTTCACGTCCGAGGGCGAATACTGGCTTGCCAATCCGACCCTCACCAAGGAACAGGCGCCGAACCCGGTAAAGGCCTCCTCCCACGGCATCGCCGAGGGTGTGCCGGTGGTGGAGAACGAAGGCGGCGCCGTGTTCTGCGCCCGCAGCCGCAGCACCCTGCTGCAGTTCCGCTGGAATGAGGTGGATCAGACATACACCACCGAGCGCCTGTCGGTGCTGGCGGTGCACCTGGTGAAGGACGTGGTGGACATCGCGCGCAAGCGCGCCACCGCCGACACCGACGCCAACCTCCTCTGGTACGTCCAGGCGGACGGCGCCATGCGCGTGGTCACCCTGCTGCGCGAGCAGGACGTGACAGGCTTCGCCCGGGTGGAGACGGACGGTGCGGCGCTGGCCGTGTGCTGCAATGCGGCCAACGAGGTCACCGCCTTGTTCGAGCGCCAGGTGGCGGACGCGCCGGTGCGCTTCATAGAGCGCGCCGAGCAGGGCCTGTTGCTCGACCAGGCGGTGAGCCTGGTGCTCTCGCCCGCCAGCGGCACCGTGGCCGGCCTCACCGATCATGAGGGTGCCGAGGTGTGGGCCATCGCGGACGGCGAGGTCTACGGGCCGTTCATGGTGGCGGACGGGACAATCGCGCTCCCGGTGGAGGCCGCGAATGTGACGGTCGGTCGCTGGCGGCCGTTCCTGGCCGAGACCCTGTCGCCCAGCCGCGAGGTGGGCCCGAACATCGTCACCGAAAGCGAAATCGGCATCCACACCGTGCGCCTGCTGCTGAAGGACACCACGTCGGTTGCCGTCGGCGCCAACGGCGCAGATCCGGTGGATGTGCCGCTGTTGGACTTCGGCGGTGTGCCGGACGTGCCGTCGACGCTGGCGCCCTTCTCCGGCAAGCGGCTGGTGGACGGTTTCGGCGGCGCCGTCCCCGATCCCACCGTGGTCGTGACGCAGCTGCGCCCGGGCTTCCTCACCTTGAAATCCATCACGTCCGAGGGGGATTTCTGATGGAGCTTCTGCTTTCCGCCGCCACCGCCCTCGGCACCACGGCCACCGCTGCGACCGGCGCCGCAGCCGCCGGTGCCGCCGCAGCGCCGGTGGCCGTGCTCGGCGCCGCCGGCCCGCTGGCGGTGCCGACCTTCATGGGCGCGGCATCCTCGGCCGCCGGCGCCGGCGGCCTGCTGGGCGCCCTCACCGGCGGCAGCGCCCTGTCCTCGGTGCTGTCCGGCGGCGTCACCGTCCTGTCGGCCCTGCGCGCCCTCGACGCGGGCAAGGAGAAGGCGCTCGACGCCGACATGAAGGCGGCGGAGACGCAGCGGCAGATCACCGATGAGCGCGAGGCCGGCGCCCGCCGGCGCATCAACCTCAAGGATGAAATGTACGACGTGCTCGGCAAGAACGACGTGGCCACCGCCGCGGCCGGCATCGATTTGTCCTACGGCTTCGGCCAGCAGCAGCGCGAGACCGTGCTCGCGAAGGGCGCGCAGGAAGTCTCCATCGACAAGGCGACGGAAGAGGCCCGGGTGCGCGGCCTGCGCGAGCGCGAGGCGAATTATCGCCGCATGTCCCGCGGCTACCGCTCCGGCGGCACCCTCTCGGCGGCGCTCGCCGTGGGCGAAGGGGCGGTGAAGCTCGGCGGGAGGTACGGCTGATGCCCCGCATCATCAGGGATCAGGCCGAGTTCAAGGGCCAAGGCGCCATCGGCGCCGCCGGCCGCGGTCCCGAAGGCTCGCTCGCCGGCGAGTATGCCCAGGAGGCCGCCGGCCTCGAGGGCCTCGCCAATTCCTTCGGCCGCCTGGCCGACGGGCAGGCGGCCACCGAGGGCGAGATGGCCGGCGCCCAGGCCGGTATGGACGGCAAGCCGCAGATCACCGGCCGCTCTTCGGTCTATGGCGCCGCCTATGAGGGCGCGGCCCTGCGCACCTATGCCGATCGGCTGGATACGAAGCAGATCGAGGGCACGTTCCAGGTCTACCAGCAGCACAAGGATGATCCCGCGGCGCTGGCCAAGGGGCTGGCCGACTTCAAAGAGAAGATGCTCGCCGAGGACGTGCTCGACGACCCGCGCGCCCGCGCGATCTTCGAGCGGCAATTTGCCCGTTCCAGCACCGTCTACCAGCGCGAGGCCCTGGAGCGGGCCGACACCCGGGCGAGGCAGCAGGCCGCGGCGGACGCCACCACGGCTTACACCACCAGCGGTATGAACCTGCAGCGCTTGGGCCATGCCGCTGGTCTTGATCCAGCCGCCAACCCCGATGTGGAAGAGGAGCTGAAGCGCAACGACAACATCATCGACCGCGCCGTCGCCAGCGGGGCAGTCACGCCGCAGTCGGCGGCCGCCCTCAAGCTGCGGGCGCGCAAGGACCTCGCTGAAGCCCGCGTGAAGGGCCAGTTCGGGAAGCTGCCGGAGGCCGACCGCCCAGCCTTCGCCGCGCAAGTGATGGATGATTGGCAGAACGGCAAGGGGCCACTGAAGGACCTCGATTTTGAGGACGCGTCCCGCCTGTCAGCGGATCTGGAGCGTGACCTCAATGCCGATCGTGTGCGCAAGGCCACCGCATCGAACGTGCTGCAGCACCAGGCGCTGAAGATCCAGAAGCTCTCCGCCCAGGGCTATGACATCGCTGACACCGAGTGGAAGGAGCTCGAAAGCGCCGCCGGCCGCGTGGATGGCGGCCCGCAGGTGGTGGACCGCATGCGGCAGGAGGCCGCAACCTTCCGCGCCTGGCGCAACATGGGGCCAGATGCCCTGGACCGCGCGCTTGATCAGGAGCGCGCGAAGCTGGCGAAAAACGGAGCGGATGAACTGGCGGCCACCCGCCTCTCCGCTGGCGAGACCCTGTTGAAGGAGATGCGCACCCAGCTCGCCGCCGATCCGCTGGGTTGGGCCGAGCGCACGGGCACGGCGCGCCCGGTGCCGCTGGATCTCAACGACCCGGGCACGGCGCAGGCACGCATCGCCCAGGCGCAGGAGGTGGCCAAGCACTACAACGTGCCTCCGGTCTACCTCCGTCCCGAGGACCGCGCCGCCATATCGGCCGCACAGGCCGCCGGCGGCGACGGCATGGTGGCTGCCGCCCGCGCCATCGTTACGGGCTTCGGCGACGCGGCGCCGCGCGTGTTCGCCGAGGTTTCAAAGGAGGCACCTCTCCTTGCCCGCGTAGGGGCTCTCGCGGCGTCCGGCACCACCAGCACCTTGATGGAGGATGTTGCCTCCACGATCGGGGCGCGTGCACAGCCGGGCTACAAGCAGCCGAAATGGGATGATGCCAAGGCGGGGCATCTTTTGAACGCCAAGGAAGCTGACGTCTACGGCGCGGCCTTCCGCGCCGCCCCAAGCGAACAGCACGCGGCTGCAGCCACCGCCCGCACCGCTTTTGAGACGCGGCTCTACCGCCGCGGCCTGGTCCCCGACATGTCCAACACCGACACCATGGCCGCTTACGAGCAGACCTTGCAGGAGGCGGCCGGCGCCACCTTCGATCCAAGCGGAACGCAGTATGGCGGCGTTGGGTACCGCGATCGCAACGGCTGGCTCCCTGGTGGTTCGGAGAAGGTGGTAGTGCCCGCCAACATCCGGGCCGATCGGTTCGACCGGGTGGTCAATGCCCTCACCGATGCCGACGTTGCCCGCATGGGCCCACTGGCCGATGGACGTCCCCCCTCCGCCGCCGCCATCCAGTCCGGCCACCTGGTCGCCGTGGGCAATGGCCGCTACCGCGTCGCCGCCGGCGATCCTGACGGTCCCGATCCGCAATGGATGCTCCGACCGGACGGCAAGCCGTGGGTGCTGGACTTTTCCACGATCGAGGGAACTCTGCGCAGCAAGGTGCCTTCGGCCTATCTTGGTGCCGCCCGATGATCTTCTTCGGCCCCGAGAGCGACAGCACCGCCGGCACCTCCTACCAGCGCCCACCCGATCCCGTGGCGGACGATTTCATTCGCGACGTGAAGGTCACGGCGGAGGCATTCGACGCCGGCCGAGATGCCGCAACCTTCATCGACAACAGCATGGGGTACCTTTACGCCCGCGAGGAGGCCTATGACCGCCGCAACAAGGCGATCAAGGAGGCAACGGGCGTCGACCTGCCCAATCCCATGCGCCAGCCGATCCTGCAGCGCACCGGCCCGGATCCAACCCGCGCCGCGAGCCTGGTGCCAGGACCGCCGGGGCCACAGGAAATCGATGCGTCCCTCGCCGAGAACGTGCGCCAGTATGAGCAGCGGCGCCGTGAGCTGGCGGATGCCAACGCCGAAGATCCGGCAGTTGTGGCCGCCATCGCAGCTTGGCGCCCCATCGACGACGAAGTGAAGCTCCTGGCCAAGGACGTGGAGCGACAGGCCGGCGCCGCACTGTCCGCTCCCTCATCCCGACCCTGGCTGAAATGGGGCGGCTACTTCGCCGGCGCGATGGCTGGCGGCTTCCGCGATCCCCTCAACGTCGCGTCCCTCGTCTTTGGCGGCGGACCCTCCACGGCAAAAACAGCCGCCGGCGCGATCGTTCGCACAGCCCTTCGCGAGGGCATTGTCAATGCCTCCGCGGAAGCGGCGATGCAGCCGGCGATCCAGAAATGGCGCAGCGAGCTCGGCCTGGAAGCTGGCCTAGGGGAAGCGGCGCAGAACGTGGCCATGGCCTTCGGCTTTGGCGCAGTGGTCGGTGGCGCGGTCGAGGGCGTCAGGTCCGCCGCACGAGCTCGCCATCCGTCAGCGGACCTTCCCCACTTCGACACTTCGGCAGCAAGTGCCCGCGAACCCGCCTTGCCGGACGGCGGCGCGGCGCGAGGCCAGCAGGAACCGCCGCTGATCGCACAAGCCCTCGCCGGTGATGAGGAAGCGTTGATCTCCGCCGCGCGGGAGGCGGGCGATGGCCTTGACCCAGCCGCCCTCGCCGCGGCCGACGCGCTGGAGGCGGACCGCCTGGTGCGCGGGCTCGCACCCGAAGGCATCGCGCCGCGTGATCATGAGCTGAACCTTTCCCAGGCGGTGCGCTTCGCCGAGGACCCGGACGGGGAAATGCCTCCGCTTCCCTTTGATCCGGTTCCCACCCGCAGCGCCGACGCCCCGCCCTTGCCCGACGCATCCGTGGGCCAGCGCTTTGAGTATCTGAAGAAGCCCGTCACCTTTGAGCCGGTCAGCGCAGCCACCCTGCGCACCGACGCTGCCACCTTCCAATACAAGGGCGGCGGCGATGCCGCGGGCGTGACGGATCGCCTGCGCTCGGTGGAGCGCTGGGATGACCTCGCGTCCGGCAAGGTGGTGGTGTTCGAGGACGAGGCAGGCCAGCGCTTCATTGCGGACGGCCACCAGCGCCTCGGCCTCGCCCAGCGCCTGCTGCTGGAAGGCAGGGCCGACAAGATCGACCTCAACGGCTTCGTCTTTCGTGCGCGCGATGGCTGGACGCCGGCGGATGTTCGGGCCATCGCCGCCAAGAAGAACCTGCAGGAAGGCTCGGGCGACGTGATCGACACCGCCCGCGTTCTGCGCGAGCGCCCGACCATCCTCGACGGCAGCGTGCCGGTGGGCTCCGAGCATATGCGCCAGGCGCGCGGCCTCGCCCGCCTGTCCGACGACGCCTTTGTCATGGTGCTGAACCGTCAGGTGGCGCCCGGCCATGCCGCCCTGGTGGGCGAGATGATGCCCGAGCGGCTGTCCCACGCCTTCGCGGTGGCGGCGCTGGCCCAGGCCGAAGACCTCACCGCCGCCCGGGCCCGCTACATGATCGCCGATATGGCCCGGGCGCCGATACGGCATGAGGTGCAGGAAACTCTCCTCGGTGCACTGGAGCGCACCGTACCGCTGGTGGTGGAGCGCGCCCGGGTGCTCGACAAGGCGGTGGGCGCCCTGCGCAAGGAGCGCAGCGCGTTCCGCACTGTCGTCGCCAATGCTGACCGGCTTGAGAATGCCGGCAACGTCATCACCGAGGGCGGCAGCCGCGCGGCTGCCGACGCCGCGGCCGAGGCCATCGATGCCATCGAGCGGCTCGCATTGCGCGCCGGGGCCGTGTCGGAAGCGCTGGATCGCGCCGCCACTGCCCTTGCCGGCGGCACGCGGATCGCCGAGGCCACCGATGCCTTCGTGCGCGAGGTGACGGCCCTGGTGGAGCAGCGCGGCATCCTCGGCCTCGCCACCGAGGAGACCCGGCCGCGGGCCGCCTTCGACCTCCCCACCGGCCCCGAGGCAACCCGGCAGGCCGACACGCTGCAGGCAAGCCTGTTCGATCAGCCGGCCGCCGGCGACGCTCCTCGGGCCGACGCCGGCCGCGCCGACGTCGCCACGCTGGAAGCCCGCATCAAGGACCTTGAGCAGCAGGCCGCCCAGCGCTCGATCCCCGAGACGCGCGGTAGCGGCACTCAGTTTCATGGCACCTCGAACCGCGATTTCACGCCGGACGACTGGCATTCGTCTGCCTTGAACTATTATGGCGCCGGCCTCTACACCACCGATGCGCTGGACGTCGCCATCGGCTATTCCCGCAAGGGCGCCCGTCGTGGCGAACCCGGCGCCATCTTCACCATCGCGGAGAAGCGACCCCTCAAGATCCTGGACGGCGAGGCGAAACTCCCGCCGGATCTCACGGACCGCTTTCGCCAGATCGGCGACGACGCCGTGCAGATGTCCCTTGATGAGAAGCCCGCGAACCTGCGCGAGCTATACGACCTGGTGCGCGAGAACGGGACCGACGAAGGCCTCTCCGGCGGCGAGATCCAGGACATTTTCGACAGCATGCGGTATCACCTCGAGCAGGCGGGCTATGACGGCTTCAGCCATGCGGGCGGCCTGCGCACCGGCGCCAAGGCCCACAACGTGGTCATCTACTTCAAGCCCGATCAGGACCTCGCCGTGCAGCCGGCGGAGGCCTTCACCGCGGCCGAGGCGAAGCGCACCGAGATCGCGCGCCAGCTCGCCGAAGCGCGCCAGCAGCTCGCGGAGCGCCGCCTCCTTGATGACGTCACCCATTCCGAGGATATGATGCTGGGCGCCCGCAACTGCGCGCTGGGGGGCGGCAATGGCTAGCTTCGACGAATGCCTCAAGAACATGATCGACGCGGACGTCATCAGCCGCGACGAGGCGCGCGAGCTCGGCGCCACCTTCGAGCGCCTGCGCACCCGCCACGCCGCTGGCATGAGCCCGGAGGCCGCCGAGGCGGCAGCCCGCGAGGACATGGTGAAGCGCCTTACCGCCGAAGCCAGCCACAAGAAGCGCGTGGCCCTGCTCACCATCGCGGCCCAGCGCCGGATCACGAAGGACCTGACGGAGTTCCGCGACGCGCGGGGGGATGCCGATATCGGTCTCGCCGCCATCGACCACCTCGAGCACTACGGCCGCGCGGGCTTCTCCTCGGTGGAAGGTCGGCGCAAGGCGATCCTCGCCGATGCCCACGCCCGGCTCGAGGGCTTCATGCACCACTACCGCACCACGTTCAAATCCGGGCGGCGCATGAACAAGCTGAGCCTTGACAACGTGGTGCGCGAAAGGGCCGGCGAGGCCACTGGCGACGCCCAGGCCAAGGCCTTCTCCGACGCCATCGAGAACGTGTTCGAGGATCTGCGCCAGCGCTTCAACGGCGCCGGCGGCGCCATCCGCAAGCTGGATCGCTACATCCTGCCCCAAGCGCACAATCGCCTTGCGTTGCTGAAGCGTGGCCGCGAGCAGTGGATGGCGGACATCCTGCCGCGCCTGGATCCAGACCGGATGGTCCACCCTCTCACCGGCGATCCGGTCCCGGCTGCCGAGCTGCGCGGCATGCTCTCCCATGTCTATGACAGCGTGGTGGAGGAAGGCTGGAACGAACGCACGCCGTCCGCCGTGCCGATGGGCCGCGGCGCGCTCCACAACCAGCGCGCCGATGCCCGCTTCCTGGTGTTCAGGACGGCCGACGACTGGCTCGCCTATCAGCGCGAGTACGGCAATGCCGACGTGTTTGCCACCGTCATGAACCATGTGAACGGCATGTCCCGGGACATCGCCGCCATGGAGGTGCTCGGCCCGAACCCCAACGCCACCATCAGCTGGATGAAGCAGATGGTGCAGAAGGAGGCGGCCCTTGCCGAGGCCGGCAAGCCTTCGCTCATGAAGGCGGGCCGCTACCCGGGCAAGGACGTGCGCTCCACCGCCAGCACCACGCTCGCCGAGATCGACGGCCTATGGGAGCAGCTGCGCGGCGGCATCGGCGACCAGGACCAGAAGCTCGCGGCCGTCTTCTCCGGGGCGCGCAACTTCCTCACCTCCGCTTTGCTGGGCGGTGCCGTGCTGCCATCCATGGCATCGGATCCCGTCATGCTCGCGTCCGCCAAGAAGTTTCTCGGCTTGCCGGCCGCCAACACCTACTGGAGCATCGCCAAGCAGATGCGCCCGGCGTCGAAGCATGAGGCCGTCGCCGCCGGCCTCATCAACGAGGAGGCCATGCACGTGTTGCGGGATGAAGCCCGCTATGCCGGCAGTCTTTCCGGTCCCGAATGGACCAAATGGCTCCCCGATCGCATCATTACCTGGCAGGGGCTGAAAGCCTGGACCCGGGCCGCCAAGCATTCCTTCGGCCGCGAGATGCAGGCCTTCCTCGGCCAGCGGCTGGAAAAGGCATGGGAGGATCTCCCACCGGAGTGGCGCCGCGCGTCCGAGGGCTACGGCATGGGCGCCGCCGAATGGGCCATCATGCGCCGTGCCGCCGCCCAGGACATCGAGGGCGCCCGCTTCCTGCGCCCCCATGACATCGCCGCCCTGGACGATCCCCGGGCCCGCGAGCTGGCCCTGCGCTGGAGCGAGATGGTGTTGCAGGAGACGGAATATGCCGTGCCCTCCGGCACCGCCCGCGGCCGCGCGGCGGTGCTGGGCGGCACCAAGGCGGGCAGCTGGCGCGGCGAGTTCTGGCGCTCGGCCGCCATGTTCAAGAGCTTCGGCGTGTCCGTCACCATGCTGCAGGGTGCGCGCCTCGCGGCGGAGGCCGGCGCCGGGCGTGGCGCCCGTGGCGCCACCTTCGCCGCCGCGACCCTCGGCGCCCTCACACTGGCGGGCGCCTTCGGCCTGTGGCTGCGCGACCTCGCCGCAGGTCGCGATCCGCAGAAGCCGGACAACCCGAAGTTCTGGATCGCCGCAATGCTGCAGGGCGGCGGTCTCGGCATCTTCGGCGACTTCCTGTTCGCCGACTACAGCCGCTACGGCAACTCCTTCGGCGCCACCCTCGCCGGCCCCATGGTGTCGCTCGGCGAGGACATCTGGAAGCTCACCGGCGGCCAGGCGCTGAAGGTGCTGAAGCGCGAGGAGACGAACCTGTCGGAGGAGAGCATCCGCATGCTGCGGCGCTACACCCCCGGCGGCTCGCTCTGGTACCTGCGGGCCGCCTACAACCGGGTGTTCCTCGACACCCTGCAGCACTGGACCGACCCGAAGGCCAACCAGAAGTTCAAGCGTCAGGCGCAGGGTTTGATGCGCGAGCGGCAGCAGGGCTTCTGGTGGGCACCGGGAGAGATGACACCGGATCGGCCGCCGATGTTTGGCGGAAGGTGAAAGAGGAGAGAGAAAATGGAAAAGGTCACCATTGGTGGTACCGAATATCAACTCGTTCCCATCGGCGTCCCGGGTGCGCCGATGAGTGTCGAAGAAGGCTTGAAGGCCTTCGGGATCAGCTACGAAGTGATCCACCTTCAGGATGGGCAGTCTCTCGAAGAAGCCGTGAAAGGTCTGCGGCTGCTTCGGAAGTGAAGGTCAGCATTACCGGCTCTTGAGTATGCGTCAGCGCCATGACGACGGGAACTCCGCCGTCCGTGGTAGTGAGGCCGGTAATACTTTCAATGACGATGCAGAATATCTTTCTCATGGCCGTGTCGTTCCTTCTGTTGCGACACGGCCATGAGGAACCGATTCTCTGCGAGAGTCAAAGAGGGTAAATGTTTTGTTAAGCAACCGCAAGTAGAACGTTGCGAATATCTCAGTGTGACATCGGTTTAGGGGTGCATGACATCGGTAGTTAGTGTTCAAGGCATCTCGGTGGCTGCGCTGCTTTTCTTCTTCGATCGATCGCGCAAGTATCTTATGCCGCGAGCAATGCCGAATATGACATAGTGCAGTCCGAGCGTGTCGATTGAACCGTAGATCCAACGTTCTGAGGCGCCGGCGGTGCCAAACATTTGCGCCCACCAGTGATATTGCACGGCAAGCGCAAAAACGCTCGCCACGACGGCCGTCGCAAGCGGGATTAACCACGGCCATTTGCGATACCCGCTTACGGCGAGAATCACTGCCATGATCATATTTGCCCCCCTTGACCGTGACCGCGAACCGACTCACCATAACAACCGGAGCTAGAAACTCCCAGCAGTGAGCGGTTGCCGTCCTCGACAGGGCGGCATTGCGGATTCGTGTACCGTTGCGTATCTCTGGCCTTGACGGGGGTGCGACGGCATAAGGCGCGCGAGCGCTCGAAGAAGTCCGCCTGTCTCACTGCAGGTTTCTAGCCCCCGTCACCCACCGGTCGAGAAAGCCGGTGCTGACGGTCACCTGCCGCAGTGAGGGCTACAATGACCGTTCACCTCTCCCCCGACGATTTGCGCGTGCTCGATGACGGACCGCGCGTCCAGGACCTCCGCCTCGCCGAGGCGCTCGGCTTCGCCCAGCAACGCGATATCCGAAAGCTGATCGATCGCAATATTCAGGAGCTTGAGGGATATGGGGAGGTTTGCGCCACGGTGGCGCAAACCCATTCTGATACCGGTGATGAGGAGCCCAAGCCGGCCAACAAGGGCGGCCGCCCCGGCCGCGAGTACTGGCTGAACGAGGAGCAGGCGCTGCTGCTTTCCATGTTCGCCCGCACCGACAATGCCGCCGCCGTGCGCCGCATGCTCATCGGCGCCTTCCTGGAATGGCGCCGGCAGCATCGCCGCCCCGCCGAGGCCGAGCGCCTGGTGCTGCCGCCGCCCGCGCCGGGATGTTTCCCGGCTCGGAACGAACAGGATGCGGCCGACACGCCGTTCCATCTCCAACCCGCCCTGCCGTCCGCGCTGCGCGAGCTGGAAGACGATCCGGTGCCCATGGACATGATGGCGAAGCTCGCCAAGGTCCGCACCGCGCACCGCCTGTTCGGCCGGCGCGCCGCCGCCCGGATCTGGCAGGAGGTGGGCTTCACCGTGCCGGACGAAGGCCAGCACGTGTTCCGCCGGTCGCGCCTCGACGAAGGCCGCGCCTGCCTCGCATGGCTCCTCGGGCAGGAGGCGGGCGAAGGTTTCCCCCTGGTGCGCGGCATGGTCGAGCTGGCGGAGGAAGGTGGCGCCGGCGCCATGGAGGCCCGCCGCCACCTCATGAAGCTCGGCCTGAAGTTCTTCTCCGGCGGCCTGTTCGTCGCCAATTCCCACCCGTGGTTGATCCGGGTGTTCTGCGACACGGAATGGGACACCGGCCGCCATGCCGAGGCGCTGCGCCGCCTGCCCGGCACCCGGCCGGAGCGCACCTATGTGGGCGACACGCAACAGCGCGGCACCCTCATTCCCCTGTCGCTCTTGGACGAACCGCAGGTCCCGTAAGCCTCGGTTGACCCTGCGCAGGGACTGCGACCATGGCACCATGTCGCTGTCCCTGCCCATCACCCCCTCCGCGCGCGTCTCCGGCCCCTACACCGCCGGCGCCGGGCAGACCGCATTTTCCGTCACCTTCCCGTTCCAGGACAACGCCGACCTCCGCGTCGAGACCCGCGCGTCAGATTATGACGCCTGGACGGCGGCGGTGCTCGGCACCGACTATTCCGTCACGGGTGCCGGAACCCCCGGCGGTGGCGCTGTAATCTTCGGCACCGGCCGCGCGGCTGGAACACGGGTGCGCATCACCGGCCGCGCCGCCATCGCGGCGCTGCTGGATGCCGTGCCCGCGGGCAGCTTCGACAGCAAGACCTTCAACACGCTGTTCGACCGTGTGACCATCTGGACGCAGGAGCTGCGGCGGGACACCGATAGCGTCACCGCCCGCATGGACGTGGCGACGCCGCAGATCGCGGGCCTCCTCGAGGACGTGGCGGGCCTGACGGCCGGATATGTCCAGGACTTTCCCCGCGCCGGCATCACCGGCCGAAAGATCCCCACCGCCACGGTGCGGGTGAACGGCTACAATGTGGCCGGCGACTATGGCTATGGCGCCGTCTACGTGGCCGGTGCCAGCGACGGCCCCCAGGCGATCCAGGACACGGACGGCCTCTGGCGCCAGCTCTGGCTGAACCATGGCGACGTGGAGGCCGGCTGGTTCGGCGGCATCCCGGGCGACCTTGCCAAGACGAATGCCGCAGTCACCGCGGCCGAAACGGCCCTCGCGGCCGCCGGCGGCGGCACCCTCACCTTTCCCGGCACAGGCTGGCGCGTGTCTCAGGTGGTGCCACACGCAAAGGCGCCGCGCATCTGGACGGGCTACGTTGACACTTCGCTGATCTCCCAGGAGTTCCCGAACCTCTATGCGATGAGCGGCGAGACCTACAAGCTCGACGGTCCCCACGCCGATCGCCGGCTCGCGGCGAAGTCCCTCGACGTGTACGTGGTGGGAGCGGCCGCGGCGAGCGGCGGCAAGGGCGACAACGCCTTCGAGATCAATCTCCAGAAGCTCAACTGGCGCAACACCACCGCCAACGGCGAGATGGCCGGCCTCGTCGTCAATGCCCGGCAGGGTGGCGACAACACCGGCCGCTCGAACGACCTGAGCGGCATCGGTATCGATGTGGGCACCGTCACCGGCGCCGGCTTCACCTGCCAATATGAGAACGTGACGACGCAGTTCGGCCCCGTTGGGGACGGAACGCCCGTCGTCTACCGCATGGGGCAGCAGTGCGGGGTGATCAACAGCCGGACCGGCACGCGCATCGGCTATGTTCACAACGCCATCGTGGGCACCATGGAAACGGCGATGTACTTCCAGACGGAGAGCACCGCCCGCTGGGGGGACATCCTGCGCTCGCAGGTCGCGGCGCTCGGCGCCTTTATCTGCTTCTCCGCCTCGGACGTGGGCAAGCTCACCTGGAACCCGGTGAACGACGCCGCCAAAACCATGTCGGTGGAGGTGAACAGCGCGGGCACCATGGCCTGGCGCCGGGGCAACGGCACCACGGACCTTCTGGCCACGCTCGATCAGGTGGGCGTGTTCGCCATCAAGGACAGCCTCGGCATCGGTATCGACGGCTTCGGCGACCGCAACGCCTACATCGATTTCAACGCGGCCGACGGCTACGACTACAACTCCCGGCTGATCCGGGGCGCCGGCGTCAACGGCAGCCTCGACCTCATCCAGCTGGGCACCGGAACGCTGCGCATCCGCCACCTCGGCAGCGGTCAATCACATTGGACCGGATCAGGCGGCTACATTCACAACGTCACCGGCAACATTCAGTTCGGACTGTTTTCCGAAGCTGATACCGGCGCGACCTGGTACGGGAGCAACGTCTTTCAGGGCTCCGACACCGGGTCCCATAACGGGCAAGGCCACTTCAACACGGCCATCCGTCACCGCCCGGTCGGCTCGGGCACCAACGGCCCGTCCCATGCTGATTACGGCCTCGGCATCAGCCTCATCAAACAGAACTGGGGCACGACCACGGTCGGCGGCGAACTGGACGGCGCCTATTTCGTGGTGCGCCAGGGCGGGCCGGACGTTGCGAACAACGCCGCGACCAATTCGTCCGACTGCTCCTGCTGGCTGGCGGATATCCAGAATGTGGGCGCCTCCGGCTTCGCCGCAGTGTTCGAGGCGGCCGCCTCGAACGTGGACCGTAGCTTCGCCATGACCAAGGCGGTGCGCATCCAGGCAGGCGTGATCAACACGACGCTGGCGGGCCAGCAAAGCTACGGATACCTCGCGATTGCCGACACCGGCGTCCACGACGCGGGCTTTCAAGTGCAGAACGGTACCGCGAGCTCGTGGGCAGCCTACTTCAAGGGAGTGGGCGGTACCGGCAATACGCTGCGCTTCCAGATCACCGACACGAACTATGTGTTCAACCTGGACGGCTGGATCACCAATAACACGGCTGACCTCGCCAAGGTCTCCAACAATTTCTGGCAGGCCTATACATCCTCGCGGGTGCAAAACGGATCCTACACTATCGACTTCGATCAGGACCTCGGGCGCACCGTGCATCTGGCCGGCGGTGCCGCCACCACCGTGACCCTGCCGAACACCGGCAAGGTGGGCTGGTGGTGCGACCTGGTGCTCGACGCCTCCGCAGCGGTGGCCACCTTCTCGCCGGCGAGCGGCGCGTCGCTGCTGGCCAAGAGTAGCCACACCAAGCTTTCGACACTCAACGGGCGCGTGCGGCTCGAGGTGTCCGCCAATCCCGGAGGCGCCAGCGCCGTCTACACGCTGTCCGGCGATACATCCACCTGAGAGGAAGCCATGAAGGTCAACGCAAAGTCCGTGCTCAACGATGTGTGGGGGCGGCCGATCCATCAGCCCACGACGACAGACGGCGGCATCGGCGCGCCGCTCACGCTGGCGGACGTGTGCATCGATGCGATGCTCCGGCCCCATGCCGACGATGCGCGGGCTGAACTCGCCGAGATCCGCAAGCGGCACAAGCTGGCCATCGCCTTCGCCAACGAGGATGAGGTTGAACTCGCGGCCGCCGACGCGACGCTCCTTCAACGGCTGATCGCCCGCACTTTCGGCCCCGCCATCGTCGGCCCCTCCTGTGATCTTCTCGACGGGCAATAGGAGTACCCCATGGCATTCGATGCGCGGACCATGAAGGGCTATTCGATCGGCGTGCCCGGCGCCAACGGCAAGTCCCTGCGCGAATGGCGCTATGCCACCTCCGACCCGGCCTCGGCGGTGTTGACGCCCGGCTATTTTGCCAGCTTCGCCGGCGCTCTGAACGTCGGCGATACCATTCATGCCTCGGTGGGCCTCGGCACGGGTGATGCCCGCGCCCTCACACTGGTGATCACCTCCACCGCGGCGCTGGTCCTAGCCGAGACCGGCCTCGCCGGTTCGCCCCTGCGGCGGCTGCAGACCGCCTTCCGCGCCGCATCTGGCCGAGTGCCGGTTGCGATGGCATCGCCGCCGACATTGAGCCAGACGGCGCCAGCCGCATCTGGCGTTGGCACGTCGATCATCGCGGGTGTTGTTGAGAAGCGCTTCGCGGCAAATGCGGGCCTCGCATTTTCTGTCAATGATTTGGCTGGTTGGGGTGTCGCATTTACTACATCTGGCGTTCCGTACTATACGCCTCGGGCATCCGGAACTAACGGCGTTAATAAAGTAACTCTGGCATTTAAATTCGAAGGTACCGTATTTGAACTGCTTGATAGAGCGGGCTCGACATGGACGATCTTCGTCGATGGCGAATTGGTATCAGCAAACTATATTTTAACATCTTCGACTGGATACGCGACCGTTCGTCTTGGTGTAACATTCCCGTCTCGCGTATCTGGTAAGAAAATAGTATGTTACGGAAGCTCATTTGGTTTCTGCGGCGTCGCACATGAGCCAACTGGATCGATTTCGCCGATCGATCTGAGTGCAGAAATCCGCATGGCGGCAATAACAGACAGTTATGGTCAAGGCACCGCGCCATTTCTCACGATGGGTCCATTTGGCGATGCGCTTATGGCGCTCTTTTCCAAAGACAGTATCCCGTGCCTTTCGATCTCGCCGGGTGGCGGCTCGGGTTACATCACCGGCGGCACCGGGTCGGTGACATTTCAGGCTGCCGGTCGCCTTGACGTACTGCGGAAAACCAACTCGGATCTTGCAATCCTCGCGGGTGGCATTAATGACGCAACCTTAGGTCTTCAGGATGCCGCAGCCTATTGTTTTAGCCAAATTCGCACTGATCTTCCAGCCGCGGTCCTCGCAAATATCGGTGTCTGGACGCCTCTCACCAGCTATTTCGGATCGGGTCAGGCCAAGCAGGATATGATTTACTCTGCCTTGCAGGGAATTTCTGGGCCTTGGATTAATCTCGATTTGACACGTGGAACCTGGAACAACAGCTCCGGCGCGAATGGTCGGTTCGGGCCCGCGCCACTATGTACGGGTACGGGCAAGGTGGGGTCGGAAACGGGCGTAGGAAACTCGGACTTTATCACCAGGGAAGATGGCGTGCATGCGTCATCCCCTTACGGCAACGAATATTACGCAAGTCGTGTATTCGACGGCCTGCGCGCCAGCATCCTCGCGCTCTGATCGGAGACACCCATGGACACGATCGAACTTCCCATCGTCAATTCCACCGCGTACCGCGTGGAAATCCAAGTGTTCGACCAGACGGTGGATGGCACGCCCGTCGTGGAGCACTGGGTCCTCGATCCGGGCCAGAGCTGCACGGTGACGCTTGGGCCTGGCCGCTGCATCAGCACCTTCCTGATGGTTCCGGTGTCGGCGCCGGAGGCCTGAGCGCTGGCGCCGCCCCTCGGTTGACCACTCGTCACCGCTGCCACCATGGCACCATCCGAGGAGGTGCCGATGGCCGCCAATTTTGCCGCCGCCCTGAAATGTGTGCTCGTCCATGAGGGCGGGCTCGACGACGATCCGGACGATCCGGGCGGGCGCACGGCCTATGGCGTGATCCAGCGGCGCTACAACCAGTATCGCAAGGCCAAGGGCCTGCCGCTGCCGGCGGACGTGTGGAAGATCACGCCCGAGGAGCGCACCGAGATCTATCGCCTCTATTACTGGGACGTGATCCGGGCGGAGAAGCTCCCCGGCGGCCTCGACTACGCGGTGTTCGATGCCTGCGTGAACAGCGGCGAGCTGCAGGCCGGCAAGTGGCTGCAGCGGGCGCTCAATGACCAGCGGGCGAAAAGCGGCCTCGGGCCGATCCAGGTGGACGGCAGGATCGGCGACGGCACCCTGCAGGCCGTGGACGAAATCGACGATGTGGACGCGGTGATCGGCTTCATGTCCGAGCGCCGCCTCGCCATGCTGCGCAACCTCAAGACCTTCTGGAAGTACGGCAAGGGTTGGACGCGGCGCGTCGCCGAGGTGCGCAAGCTGTCGCAGGCCGTGGCTCTCGGCTCGGTGCCGGCGCCGACGCCCGCCGGCTGGGTCACCGCGCCGCTCACCAAGGCTGCCGGCAAGGCGCTGCCCTCGGACGCCAAGCCCCTGCCCTCCTCGGACAAGGGCGTCGTCGCCACCACCATCGGCACCGCCACGTCGGTCGGCACCACCATCACGCAGAACCTGCAGCCCATGCAGGGCGCGTCCCGCACCATTGATACCATCCTGTGGGTGACGCTCGCCGCCGGCGCCGCGCTCGGCCTCGCCGGCGCCACATGGGCCTGGTGGGCCAACCGCCGGGCGAAGCGCATGGCGGCCGAGCTCGACATTGGCGCGCCGCCAGCGCCGGCCAACGAGAACGTGCCGCCGGCCGAAGGGGAGGTCGCGGCATGAACTGGTGGGAGTGGCTCATCTACGGCACCAGCTGGTGGCTCCAGGCCGCCGGCGGCCTCGTGGTGATCGCGGGCCTCGCCTTTCTGCTCATCCGGATCTTCGACCTCGAGACGGCGCTGAAGATCCTGGTCCCGGTCGGCGCTGTGTTCGCCGCCCTCGCCTACGGCCGCCGCGAGCGGCAGGCCGGTTGGAACGACGCGCACGCCAAGGGAGACCGCGATGCGGACGAAGCAATCGATAAGGCCCGCGCTGCGCGCTATGACGCTGCTCGCCGCGACGCTGACGCTGGCCGGCTGCGCGACGACGACGGGCACCGGCGCGACTAAGGTCTATTGCGGGGCGGCGGCACCCATCGATTGGTCGACCGCAGACACCGACGACACCATCCGTCAGGCCAAGGCGCACAACGCCGTTGGCCGGCGTCTGTGCGGGTGGAGGTGAGCATGCCGGAGGCCAAGGCAGAAGCCACATTCGCCGAGCTCGATCCGGAGGTGAAGGCCTTCCTCGGCCGCCTGAAGCCGGGCGACGTCAAGTTGCTCGAGGTCGGCATCGATCTATGCCGGAAGGTTGGTGGCACCGCTCGCATTGTGCGCTGGGTGTTTATCACTCTTGCCGCGATCATCGTCACCTTCGCCGGTCTCGGCGACGCCATCGCGAAGATCTATCGCTGGTTCTTCGGGGGGCATTGAGGCATGCGGACGCACCCGAACATTTCCCCGTTCATCGTCCGCGAGCCGGGCAGCGTGGACCTGGTGGTGCCCGTGCTCGGCCGCGATGGCGCCGACGTCATGCGCATCGCGCTGAGCAAGCGCGCCGGTGCCCTCATCGCCCGTGAGCTCGCCGCCGCCATGTGCGACCAATGGGCGGACCCTATCGTGCGACAACCCGATGATATCGAGGCCCTGTCGCACGAGTGCTTCGTGCAAACCCTTGATGTATAA